TTATCTATGAGATTCAATGTGATGCTGCATTTCCTATTGCAGATTTATTTGGTAATTTTGACATCGTATATACAAGTGCAGGTTCTACTGTTACTGGTATATCAGGTGCAGAATTGGATGTAACAACAGGTGCGACCACTGCTGGTTTACCTCTGAAAGCGATTGATATTTCGCAAGATCCAGAGAACAGCGATGTAAGTTCCGATGCAACCAATGTTCAAGTAGTTATTCAAAATAGCATATTTGGACAAAAGGGTGCAGGATTAGCGTAAGGGAGATTAGATTATGGCTATTTCAAGAGCACAACTCGTCAAAGAGTTAGAACCTGGTCTTAACGCTTTATTCGGCATGGAATATGATCGTTACGACAATCAGCATACTGAAATATTTGAGACAGAAACTTCAGATCGAGCATTCGAAGAAGAAGTTATGCTTTCTGGTTTTGGTAATGCACAAACAAAATCTGAAGGTGCTGGTGTAGCATTTGACGATGCAAACGAAGTATATACTTCACGTTATACAATGGAAACAATTTCATTAGCTTTCGCACTTACAGAGGAAGCAATGGAAGACAATTTGTATGATCAACTTGGTAGAAGATATACAAGAGCGTTAGCAAGATCAATGTCACATACAAAGCAAATCAAAGCTGCTGCAGTATTGAATAATGCGTTTGATTCAAGCTTCACAGGTGGTGATGGTAAAGAGCTTTGTGCAACAGATCATCCTTTAGGTGGTGGTGGTACATTCAGAAATGAATTTACAGTCGCTGCAGACCTTAATGAGACATCATTAGAAAATGCTCTTATCGACATTTCACAATTTGTTGATGAGAGAAATATGATTGTGGCTTTAAGAGGTATGAAGCTTATTGTTCCACCAGCGTTACAATTTGTTGCTGACAGATTACTTGAATCAACATTAAGAACAGGTACTTCTGACAATGATTTAAACGCAATTAAAAATATGGGTATGTTACCAGAAGGTTATACAATTAACCATTTCTTAACAGACACAGATGCGTTTTTCTTAAAGACAGATGCACCTAATGGTTTCAAGTATTTTGAAAGAACACCATTAAGTACAAGTATGGAAGCTGATTTCGATACTGGTAATATGAGATACAAAGCTAGAGAGCGTTATGCCTTTGGTTTTTCAGATCCAAGATGTGTGTTTGGTTCACCAGGAGCATAAGCGAACAATTGTTCGTTTTTTATTAAGGGGTCTTTTCAGACCCCTTTTTTTTGTATATACTTAAAATACCTTGACGAAGAATCAACTTCGACATTTGCCAAGACAAGGAGATAATCATGGCTAATACAACCTTTTCAGGACCTTTAAGATCTGAAAGTACGATCAAAACTGTCAGCAAAAATACAACTACTGGAGCTATTACAGAAATAGCAACATTTGGAGATGGTCCAGTAAGTCTATCTGATGGTGATGTAACTCTTACAAATGCTACTCATAGTGGTAGAATTTTACTTGTACCAGATGGAACTCAAGACAATACATATACACTTCCAGCACCTGTGGCTGGATCAGTATTTAGATTTGTCTATGCAGGTGGAGCTGCTGATGCAACAGATGCTCTTATAATCACACCTGGTAACACAAACTTTTATATTGGTGGAATCACTCATTTAGACACAAACGCAGATAATGCAACTGTGTTTTCAAATGGCAGCTCAAACAGTAGTGTACAATTAAATGTGCCACAAGCATTTGATATTACGATTGTAGGTAAAGATACAACTAATTATCAAATATTTGGCACTGTTACATCAACAACAGCACCTGCTTTCGCTGATCAATAATAGGAGAGTAATATGGCAGACGCAGTTACCTCTCAAACCTTACAAGATGGTAATCAGATTGCTGTTTTTAAATTTACTAATATCTCTGACGGGAGTGGTGAAGACGCAGTAACAAAAGTTGATGTTTCTGCATTACAAAAAAATGTTCGTGGTGAAGCTTGCACAAGAGCTACAATTGAAAAAATGTGGTGGCAGTGCAATGGCATGAAAGTAAAAGTTTTATTTGATGCTACAACTGACGATTTTTGTATAGAACTTGGTGAAAATCAAAGTGGACATCACGATTACACATCTTTCGGTGGTTTGGTAAATCCTGCTAGTTCTGGTGTCACTGGTGACATTAAGTTTACAACTGTAGGACATAGTTCAGCAGATACTTACACTGTAATTATGCAGGTTAGAAAGAGCTATTAATGACTAGGAAGCAGGATAAACAGCCTCCTAAAACTAAAAAATACTTTCGCTCCACTAAAAGTGGAGCAGGTATGACTAAAGCTGGGGTTGCACGTTATAAACGTGACAATCCTGGCAGTAAACTTAAGACTGCCGTAACAGGAAAAGTTAAACCAGGTAGTAAGGCTGCAAAAAGAAGAAAGTCATTTTGTGCTAGATCTGCTGGACAAATGAAGAAATTTCCAAAAGCAGCCAAAAATCCTAATAGTAGGTTAAGACAAGCAAGAAGAAGATGGAAGTGTTAGATGACGAGTAAAGAATTATTAAAAATGTTAGAAAAACATGAGTCTGTATGTAATGCTAGATTTGACGGTATTAATAACAAACTTAACAAATTAGATACTCGTTTGTGGGGTATTTATGGAGTAATTATAGGAGTAGCAGTTCTTGAGAAGTTTTTTTAATGGTTATGGGCAGGTCACAAATGTCACGTCAAGTGTCAAAACCTCCCCAAAAAAGGAAGTGGAGCAATGAGAGAAAGAGGAAAATCAATTGCAGAAGACCTAAAGGATTTTCTGAAAAAGCACATTGTGCCTCTAAAAAAAGGAGAAGTTCTAAGAGCAACAGGAAAACCACTAAGTGATTGTCCTCAATGTATGAAGAGAAAATATTGGTGTACCTGTTGGAAAGTATTGAAAGGAAGATATTATGCCTAAAGACGCTTGTTATCATAAAGTAAAAGCTCGTTATAGAGTTTTTCCATCAGCTTATGCATCAGGAGCCATTGCTAAATGCCGAAAGGTAGGAGCAGCGAATTACGGAACTGGTGGTAAAAAGAAAGCTAAGAAAAAAGCAATGGGTGGCGTTGTGCAAATGGCTAATGGTGGTGATGTCAAATTTGAAGAAGTCGGAACTACACCAAAATTTAATAAAAAAAATATAGAAAAAGCCATTAGAAAAGTTAATAAGATGTTTGATTCTAGACCATCTAGAGCTAAATTTACTGTAGATTCAAAAGGTAATGTTACTAAAATGTTTAAAAATGGTGGCTCTGTTCCAAAACAAACTAGGAAAAGAAAAACAAAAAATCCAAACATTGCACGAGGTTGTGGTGTAGTTATGAATAATAGACGAAAAGTAACAAAGTTTAGATAATGGCTGTTCGTAAAACAAAAGCTGGTTTATCACTTAAACGATGGTTTAAAGAAGATTGGAAGGATCAAAGAACTGGCAAGCCTTGTGGCAGACAAAAAGGTGAAAAACGTGGCACACCTTATTGCAGACCATCAAAAAGAATATCCAGTAAAACTCCAAAAACTGGATCTGAGATGTCAGCTTCTGAAAAAAGAAAACGTATAGCTCAAAAGAAAAGATTAGGTCAACCAGCAGGTAAGCCTAGAAGAGTTCAAGCAGCTAGGAGAAAAAAGAAAAAATGATACAAGAGCATAAAATTTTTAAAGAAATTAAATCTTGGTCAAAGTATGCCTTAGAAACACCCAATAAAAACTATAACAATTTACCTTCATGTCCTTATGCAAAGTCTGCTTGGAAAAATAATAAAGTTGGTTTTGCACTAAAAACCACAGAAAGTTATGACATAGTATATACTTTAATAAATAAATTCCATGATTCTAAAGATTTAGTTATAGTTGTTGATTTATCTTATGAAAATAATGAAATATTTCACAATAATTTGACTATTTTGAATAGATTAATACATGAAGATAAATTTGACCAAAATGATATTTGGTTAATGGGATTCCACCCTGACGATGATGTAAATGAGCTAATTGATGATGGCACTTTTGCAGAAATAGTAGATGAGGAATATGCTTTGATATTCGTGCAAAGATTAACAAAGCTTCAAGAAAGTGCAAATAAATTGATGAAACTTGGTTATTATGATAAATATTATAATGAGTACAATGTTGAAGAAATTTATGAGCAAAGACAAAAATACTATAACCAACTTAAAAGGAGACTGAAATGGCAATGAGTCCAAGAAAAATGATGTCCATGTCAAAAGACATGGCTAAAGCTGCTAAAATGATGATGGGTGGCAAAGTAAAAAAAATGAGAGGTGGTGGCATGGCTGCAAAGAAAATGCGTGGTGGTGGCATGGCTAAAAAAATGAAAAAAGGTGGTAAAGCCTAATGACAACCTCAAGTTCCACAAACTTTGAGTTAGATGTAGCAGAGTACATTGAAGAGGCTTTTGAGAGATGTGGTTTACAAGCTAGAACAGGCTACGATTTGCAAACAGCTAGACGTTCAATGAACATCATGTTAGCTGAATGGGCAAATCGTGGCTTGAATCAATGGACCATCGAACAAAGAACTCAAGCTTTAACATCAGGAACAACTGAATACAGTTTCAATACTGACATTATTGATGTCCTATCTGTTGTTGTCAGAAGAAGTGGAACTGATTTTAGCATGAGTAGAATTAGTAGGGACACTTACATTAACATTCCAACTAAATCAACTACTGGTAGACCAACACAATATTTTCTTGATAGACAAATAACACCTAATTTAAAACTCTAT